TATTTATCACTTGCCCGCGCAAGCCGGAATACCGGAATCAGTCGAGGATCCGATAAATGACGCCAGGCAAAATATATTAGGCACGCTTAGGGCAATCAAGCTAGCCAACGAACATAATGCCAGATTGATATTTACCGCATCCGCGGCGTCATTAAATCCTGAGAGCCCTTACGGTTTAAGCAAGAAAACTGCCGAGGGATATATTAAAATGCTTTGTAAAGATTATGTGATTTTAAGGCTATCAAGTGTTTATGGAAAAAAGCCAGTGGGAGTCGTTGATAATTTTATTAGAGGCGATAAGTGTGTTATTTATGGTGATGGTTCCGCGATTAGGGATTTCGTTCATGTCAATGATATCATCGAGGCGCTTATGATGGCTAACGGATGGCCAAAAGGAACATATGAGTGTGGAAGCGGAGTTGGGACGAGAGTGATTGATTTGGCTGAAGCGACAGGGAAAGAAGTAATTTTTAAACTGGAGAGAAGAGGAGAAATTCACGAATCGATTTTAGAAAATACTACGCCCAATTGGAAGCCAAAAATAGATGTAATTGGTTATATAAAATCAAAAATATGATTTTTTCAGAACAAAAAATAAATGGCGTTTTTCTTTATCGGGTAAAAGACGTTTTTGGCGAGATGGAATTTACGAGTCCTGACAAGTTGGACGCTGGAAAACTGGACGATGTGTTTATGGCAGTGTTCACTGCTCATGCCAAGGACGGATCTGGAAAAATTGAGGGCGTAATTAAGGATACTAAAATTAATTATAAATATATTAAAAAAAACCAATGGGATAAAATAAAGGAACAAAAAACACGCAGATAAATTTTAATTTTAACAAAATGACAACAAACAAAGAAAGGATCATGGCAATCTATAAAATGAATGCCGAGCTTCAAGTGCTTCTTGAAGCTGAAAGCGACGAGTACAAAAAGGCGACAGCTAATCGTAAAAATAAATTGACGATTGAGCGGAACGGAAAAAAAGTCAAGGTGACAGAGGGGGAATTGTGGGAAGAAATTAGAATCGTTGGACTGAAATCATCTTCGGTAAAAATTATGGGAAAGAAATATCCGAAAGTACTTGAGATTGCCGAGAAACGCGACAAAAAAAATAAGGAGCTTCACGACTTCATCCAAAAAGAGTTTGGATTTAGTTTTCAGCAAATGACTTTGGCTGATTATCTAAAAATGACAGAGGCCATGATCGATTATAAATTAGAAGAATACAATGAGCGGAAAAAGAGCAAAAAAAATAAGGCAGATATATAGACGATCCGATCTTGAACAGATGGAAAAGAGGGTGGGCGCTCTCCGGAGAATATATGAAGCCAAGCCCTCTTTTGTTCCGTCGTTCTTATGGAAACGGATTGTGATATATATCTTTAAAATAAAATAAGTGGAGGGAAATAAAAAAGAAACTGATAAAGGCAAAGAACTGGTTAAAATGCCGGAGATTAGTGGACCGGTCAAAAATAAATCTGTTGCGTCAGTCTATCGATCGCTCAATATCAAGGAGCGTGATTTTTTGTATGCCTTATATGAATATTGGGGAGGAAATATGTCGCAAATGGTTCTTGATAAGACTTGTCTTTTTAAGTCCTATACTCAATTGAATTATTATTGCAATTTGTATCATTTTAAAAGCAAACTGGTAGCAAATAGATTGAAAAAAGCGGAGGAAATTAATAATAAATTACAAGACGCAAAGGTCAAGGCTATCGAGAACGCTATTCGTATTTTGGAAGCTCATAACGTCTTTGTTTATAGGCGCGATGGAACACAGGTTTTTGATAGCGATGGAAATCCATTAATCGTGGAACAATTGCCATATTACAAGGAGATAAAAACAGCCTGGGAAATAATCAAAACTGAATTAGGTGAGCCCACAACTATAACCAAAGGAGATTTGACCAGCGGAGGAAAGCCTATCGCGGCGCTAACTCAAATAAATATTGTAATAGAGGATTTTTCAGATGAACTTGAAAATAAACAAAATTTACAAACCGATATTCACCGAGAAACCTAGATACATTATCTGCATGGGAGGACGTGCTTCAGGGAGGTCATACGCGGCGAGCCAATTTGCTTTGATCCACTTATTGGCTGATGAGTATTTTAGGTGCGCTATTATGCGGTTTGTGCTGAGTGATATCAGAAATTCCATTTTTCAGGAAATAAGGGACAGAATAGAGGAAGCCGGACTGGAAGATGGAGTTGTTGGGATCAAGGAGAATACGCTCGAATTCAAATACGGACTGAATAAAATAAACGGACTTGGATTCAGGAAATCCAGCTCTGAACAAAAATCGAAATTAAAATCGTTGGCAAATTATAACTGTGTGATTATTGAAGAAGCTGACGAGGTGGCGGAAGAAGATTTTTTGCAACTGGACGATTCATTGAGAACTAAAAAATCAGATATTACCTTGATACTTTTGCTTAATCCGCCGGATAAAAATCACTGGATAGTGAAAAGGTGGTTTAACCTGCTTCCATCCGGATTCGAAGGATATTACAGGGCAAGTCTTAAGAGTACCGAAAAGGACACGGTATATATTCACGGAACATATTTGAGCAATGCCAAAAATCTCAATCAAAAAACAATAGATAATTTTGAAAGGTATAAGCTGAAAAATTCGGACCATTATTATAATATGATTTGCGGTTTAGTGAGTGAGGGCGCGCGCGGGAGGATTTATAAGGACTGGAAAATTATTACCGATAAGGAATTTGAAGAATTGCCATACGATTCATATTACGGTTTGGACTTCGGGTTTTCCAATAATCCGGCCGGACTCCTTAAAATAAAGGAACACAATAATGATATTTGGTTTAGGGAATTATTGTATGAAGTCGGGTTGACAAACACAGGCAGAAAAGGAAACGACTTGTCGTCAAGGTTTGAAGACTTGGGACTCAAAAAAGGGGAATCCGTAATTTGGGCTGATTGTGCTGAGCCGAAATCGATTGAGGAGCTTAGGAATGATGACTGGGACGTCAAACCGGCGCCAAAGGGATCTGACAGCGTGAGAGCCGGAATCGATTTATTATTGAGCAAGAACGTCCATTATACCGAATCAAGCATAAATTTGGATATGGAAAATCACGAGTATAAGTGGGCTCTGGATAAAAATAAGGAACCGACAAATAAGCCGATCAACAAATTTAATCACTTAAAAGACGCGGGCCGGTATGGCGTTACCGGAAATGCCAAGAGCGAGTTTATCGGATTCGTTTAAAATATAATCTTTATAATTTATGGACAAAAAAATAATACAAAAACTAGAGGAGATAGCTAAAAAAATAAAGTTTGGAAGTTACAAAGTCGAATTTATTATTCATCAGGGAAAGATAGTAAAAATTAAAATTAGCGATACAAGAGAAGTGGTTATTTTTAAGCTTGACAATTGAAAGAAGTATAATATAATTTAGGCACAATCAAATAGTTAGACCTCAAACGGACAAACCGATAGGGGATAACACAATTAGCAAGAGTAGCCTCTTTTTAGAGTAATCTCGTGCGTTGTTTTATCGCCTATCGGTTTTTTATGTTTGAAAAGCTAAAAAATAAAATAAAAAGTTTAGTCGGAACGGATGATTTATTTTCAAGCATATCAATATTGCCTTTTTCGAAATATAAAAAAGATTTTTCCAAGACTGATTTTTTAAACGCTTATGGTATTTCACTTTATGTGAATAAGGCTGTTGGCAAGCGAGCTGAGAAGGTCGGCGAGGTTGAATTCAAATTAAAGCGTGGAGACGCCGATGTTAAACAGCATGAAATTTTAGATCTTCTGGCAAAGCCGAATAAATCATTTACTGGAAAAGAATTTTGGACGCTCTATCAGAAATACATGGATATATTCGGCGAGGTATATATTTTGCTCAATGCCGAGCTTCGACTGGGCGGAAAGACAAAGGTTGAAGAAATGCACTTATTGAGGAGTGATATGGTAAAACCTTTCTTTGATGAAAAGACGGGAGAACTTTTAAAAATTGAACATCAAACAAAAAGTGGAACTGAAACTATCGATGGCAAAGAAATTATCTATGCTCATAATCCGGATCCGGAGTGTCCTATAAGGGGAGAATCTCTTTTACGGTCCGGGATAAGGCAGATCGAAACGGCGACACAAATTGATGAATATCATTCGAAGATTTTGGAAAATGGCGGCCGCGTTGAGGGTGTTTTCAATTTCAAAACAGGAAGTCTTACAAGGAAGCAGCTAACAGAGCTTAAGGAACAATACCAGGAAGAATATGGAAACGCCAGCAAAGCTGGACTTCCTCTATTTTTAGCAGGAGATGCTACCTATGAAAGGCTTGGTCTGAATCCGTCTGAACTAGCCTATCTCGAAACTAAAAAAGTTACTCTTAATGACATTACGATTTTAACCGGAGTTCCAAATGCGTTGCTTGGAGTTACATCAGATGAAACCTTCTCGAACGCGGATGCGTCAATCAGGATATTTTTGAGGGAAGTTGTGAAACCATTAATAACTTCACTCGTTACAAAGTTGAATCAAGATTTAGTGGAAGATGGGCTTGAATTAACATTTATCGATCCAACTCCGGAAGATAAGGAAGATAAGCGGAAAGACGTTGAATCAGGAATAAAAAATTATTATATGACGCCGAATGAGGCGCGAAAAATGGTCGGTCTTGATCCGGTCAAAAATGGAGATGATCTGCTTGTTCCGTTCAACCTTATGCCACTTGGACAAGAAAAGTCAGAGCCGAAAAAGGGTATTGAAAATAAAGATGTAAAAATATTTCATCCATTACAGGAAAGAGAAAATCGGATAATCTATCACGCACTTTGCGTCAAGAGACTTGATCGACGTCAAAAAAAGATGGAGAGCGCGATGAAAGAGTATTTTGATGGACAAAAAATGCGGTTGATTGAAAAGCTGGATGTCCAAAAGCACTTTAAAAAAAAGGATTTGCTTGGGGAGATATTTGTTGAGTCGCTCGAAATAAAACTAGCGAAAGAAACTGCCTTACCGATACTCGCGCAACTTCTGAAAGAATCGGCCGAGGATGCGAAGGAAGTCGCCGGATCAGAATGGGAATTTAATGAAACATCGGAAATTGCCAGTTGGCTTGATAAAAGAACATCGATATTTGCAGAGCAGATAAATAAAACTACATTCAAAAAACTCAAAGAAGAATTCCAAGAATCATTGGATAAAGGCGAGAACAGAAAAGAGCTTGTCGAACGAATTAAGAATACTTATGGGGATATT